CTTTCTTTGGATTTTGTAGCCGTCTTTTACAAGCAAGATGGCCGCCCCGAAGCTGATATCGTTAGCTTCCGCTATTACCTTACGCATTGTCTTTGTTCCTCCTTTGTCACCTTAAACATTCTTGTTTCAATGGCCTTGTTACCAAGTTGTACCAACAGCAGCGCCACCATGCCAAGCGTGAAGGCCTCGTAGTTACCCCAGGTTCTGGCGAACGCTGCCAGCCAAATAGATATACCACACCAAACGATAAAGCTTACAACGGCGCATACCCTGCCCACACTGTAGGCGTTATCGTCTTTTTTTATCATGTTCAAGAACTTACGCATTATCTTCACCTCTCATTCTTTTATCTTTTGGTGGATAGTTCTGTAATTCATTAATTTGTTCCATGAGATTATCGATTACGCCATTATCGCCTAATGCCTCATAACTTTTGTAGCAGGCATCTATGCTCTCTTTTGCGTAGATTGGTATCCATCCTCTGTCCTGGACGTAGTGATTATAAGCCTGAATAATTCTGTCCCTCAATAAAGCTTGCACGCCAGCTTTTAAAGCATCGTTTTCTTTTTTCTTAGCGCGATACATCGTGATTAGCAACGTAATTACGCCACCAGATACAACGTTGATCACGGAACTCAACGCCGCATCTAAAGATTGTTCTATCATCTGCTACACCCCTATAATTAAACTTTAAATATCACGGCTTCTACATCTGCTGCCGTAGTTGCTGCCTCAACTTTTTCTTTTGTTACACGATACGCAGTATGCAGTTTGTTTGAGCGCACCGCCACGGCAGCAATAATCATCTTTAAATCGTTAGCAGTTACTGGCGTATCGGCATTATCTGCCGTGGTCCACTCTATTGTAGCTCCCTCGCCTTGCAGTTCCAGCGCAATAATTGCAGCGCTGATTCTGTCACGGGCTTTACTATCAAAGTCATAACTATGTCCATTGTATTCAATGGGAGTAACCTCTGCTTCGTCACGCTCTGCTTTAAGCTCCGCAATCTTACGTTGCTTAATAACTTCTAAAGGTTCTTCCTCGTGTGTCACTTCGACACCCAATTTGGAAAGGGTTTCTTCGGAGATGGAGAGAGGAATGAAGATACCTTCCTGCCCTAAGGCTTCTGACAAAGGGTAGATGTGAGTATAGGTATCTTCTTTGTATTTATAGGTTGTTAGCATTTTGTTTCTCCTTTACTTAATAATCTTCAACTGTGGGTGTCATCGCATTTATTGCTTTACCCCATGAAAAAGTCACACCAGATGTAGCCCAACAGTTAAAATATAATGTATAGGTTTTGTTCGGTGTTACGCCTACAATAGAATCAATATCTTGATGGTATATGTTTACTCCTTCCTCATTAGATTCTGAGTTACCTTCGCCCCATGTTTTATTAGTCATTTTATTTTTTATAGAAGCATCCACATACCCCTGCGGCTCATCTTCAACATAGTCAACTTTTGCAAGCACTTTGATTCTTCTAACCCCCGGTGGAACAGTAAAAGAAATTGTTTTATTATGTGCTTCACTATAACTCCAATTCTTGCTACCATCTTCAACCTTTACTTCACCTTTTCCCATCATCATTCTATTAAGTCCCATATTGCTTACCTCACGATAACTTAGATGCTTGCACAATGCTAGTCACATTACCGCTGGCATCTTTCAGCATCATAATGTTCAGCAACAGTCCTGCACTTGTAATAGCTACATCAGACGCAGAACCTATGTATTTAAGCGTTCCTGCATCAGTAATAGACAGTGGGTAGTCAGCAGAGGACTCAATATACGCAGTAAACACAGTAGAATTTCTAACTTCTAAACTAGCCACAATTTTTAAAAGGCTAAGGGTAAATGCCCCTGTTGCTATATAGTGCATTACGGGCATTTGAGGCGTATTACTTGAACCGCTCACCACAGGAGAAAGGTATCTTTCAGCTCCCAATAGCACTTGCTTAAAGCTTTGTTGTGCACTCCATGTGTTAGCAGTATTCTTTTTAGCATAATCATCAAGTGACTGATGCTGTGTCAGATAGCCAGCATCGTTCTCCAAAGTGGATACTTTGGTAGGAATTTTACTGCTGAATACGCCTAATTTAGTCATAACGCCATTATAAAGAGTATCCATGTTCATTTTTACAACTTTATTCTGCACAGGGTTTGTGCTTGTATCACTTAATTCAGTATCAACAACGATACCGCCATCAGCACCATCTTTACCTCTAGGCAGTATAAAGTCCAACACAACATTACTAGCAGTACCACTATTGGTAACACTTGCATTACTACCTGCTGCCCCTGTTTTCACAGTGCCAATCTTGATAGATGCAGCAGTACCTGTTGCACCTCTTGCACCCTTGATATTCACACTTGCAGGATTAGCCAGTCCAGCTTTATTCGTCCAACTTAAGACACCAGCAGAGGACACACTAGGTAAGAACACATTGACGTTTTCACTGTAATTCTTAGCATTGTCCATGTAGGTCTTTGCATTATCCTTGTAAGTTTTTGCTTCGCCTGCACTATTTCTTGCATCAGTAGCAAAGTTACTAGCAGTAGTAGCAGCAGATCGAGCTGCTTCTTTACTAGCAATTGCATTATCAGCAGAGGTCTTAGCGTTGGCAGCATAAAGGGACGCATCACTCTTAGCGGTTTCAGCTACATTCTTGTAACCTTCGGCTAACCTTGCGCTTTCCGCAGCACTTGCAGCAGACGTACTAGCAGTCTGTGCACTGTTACCAGCTTCACTCGCAGCTGCAGCAGCGCTATCTTCACTCTTCGCCGCTGCAGCTGCACTTGCAGATGCAATCTGCGCTTGTGCTTGAGCCTGGGCATAAGCCTCTTGAGCTAATGGCAGCACTCTTGCCGGGTCCTCCGTCAGTACAATACTCTTCCCATCGTCGGCTATGCGGAAAGATTTGCCGGCCTCGAACGGCACTTCATTGACAAAAGCGGCACCATCTATATCCACACTCATGGTGATGGTACGATTCAGCTTCTCTGCTATCTGCTGCAAAGCCATAATGCTCTCATCAAGCGCAGTTTCAATATCTTCCGCGAAGTACGGCCCGTTGTTTACAAGGTTCATCATCTGCTGGAGCGGTAGCTCGCGCATGATAACCAGCTTCTTGCCTTCTGGTAACGCTGTTCCGCTACTAGGATATGTTATCTGCCTTGCATCCATGTCCAGCTGATAATCGCTTGTGGCCAGCGCCGTGCCATCATCCTGCATCAGATATACCTTAATATATTCCAGATGCTCTGCAGGACACTCAAAGGTAAACGGAAATGTCCTTGTTGATCCGTTACCAACATAGATATTTTTAGTAACGTCTTTCTGTACTGTCATGTTATGCTCCTTTCCGTAAAGCAAAAGCCCCGGCATCTGCCAGGGCTTTTTACATACTTATTGACAATAATATTTTACCACGGCTTTCAGGCCGTTTTGTAAAGTACAAAATGACTATTTTTGATTTTTCTTGAGCTTTTTATCAAAGATCAAGGCGCGCAGATAATCCGCAACGCTTTCATCGAAGCCACTTTCAATATACTGCAGTGTTGTTGTAAAGCTATCTATTAACGTGCTGGGTGCGCCAGTAACCTGACTTGTCAGCTTGCCCATCTCCCGCAGCGTATCGCTGATAGTTTTCTTATCGCTGACAGCGCTTTGGATAACTCTGTTCGTCTGCTCAATGGTATTTTGGATAGGAATTTTTGGAGCGAATTGATGCTCATCAAACACCTTGGCCATAAAGTAAGGTACAGCATCACGCAGCACCGGTATGCCACCGACAATGCCTGTAAGAAATTCCTGCCCTATGCTCTTGATAAGCTTTTCAATCTTCCAGTCATCATCATCACCGCTTGCGCCGGCACGCAGCAGTGCCGAAATAACCGCCGGCAGCAGTACCCACATCAGCAACGCATCACCGGCATGAGCTACAGCTTTCATCAGAGCCATGCTTTTATTCTTTGCGCTTGCCGCTACAGCCTTCTTATAGCCCACCTTAGCTTCCCATAATTTATAATTGAGAGCATTATATACTGTAGAGTTATAGCTGTAGTACATAGTGAGCTGCTTCATCAGCTCGCTACCCTTGCGTTGGATAGCAGCTTTATCTACCGTACGGCCGGAGCCGAAGCACCAGCGCACTGCAGCATCGCCGGCATTTACGCCTGCTTCCCTCGCCTGCTGCGGCGAACGTCCGGCATCCACCTCTGCATTGTAGGTCTTTTCATATTCGTGCTGCCAAAGCGGCAATGCCAGCATCAGGTCTGTCCAGGTTATCATCTTAAATGCATTGTTTTTGATAACCTCGCCAGCCTTACCAATGCCCGGAATACCATCCAAAATATTAGGGCCTTTCAGCGCATCATGGATGCTGGCATCCATGGTTTCCGCACGTTCCGCCATAAAAACAGAGCGTTGGAAAATAAAATCCGTATATTGACGCGGGGCACTGTAAAACTGCTTGAGCGAATGCAGCAGCTCAGCAGCGCCCATATAATGAGCTACGCTTGGAGCGTTGGCGATATTCAGCAGTGCTGTTGTTACCCTGAAGCCCATTGTTCCCATTGTCTGAGCGTTACGCAGCTTGGCCATGCCCTTTTCGTAGGCCGTCCTCGGTATCGGTTCTTCCGCCCAACAATCGCTTGTCCACTTTTTCAGATTCTTATAAGCGTTCTGGCCAAGGTAGTTATAGGCGAGATTCTTGAAATTCTCATTGAGAACTATACGGCGCACGTCGCGTACCGGTTCACGGAATGCCACCAGATGAATAACATCAGTAATACTGCCGCTGATAACTTCAAACCTCAGGTCCAACCTGCGCTCAACCTTATGCTGAGTACGTTCTTTCAAGAAGCCTTTGCCCATAGACATTGCAATGTTGCTCATAGCAGATTGCTGTGCAGCGTCAGCCTGCTCCTGTGTACGCAAATCCCGCAAGTCATACTTGATAGGGAAGTAGCCGCCATCCAATGTATAGATTTTCCGGTCCTGTCCGACAACAACAAAGCCTTTCGCTTCCTGCTTCTGCAGCACGGCACCGGTCATGCGTGCTTCAATTTCACATATCTGCCCCCAATGGATATCGTAAAGCTTCCAGATGCTATTGACGAGATTCCAATCGCGCTCATCCAGATACTGCAGCACATTTTTAACCTGCGCTACGTTGACGTGATAGCCGTCCAGAACGCGCTGCTGGTTCGTTTCAGTGCCCCAGTTAAGCGCAATCATAATCGCCTGCTCCTTGGTAATAACCGATGAGCCGAATTTATAGCAGCGTTTGTTACGCATCTCTGCCAGTTCCTCGGGAGAATAAGCATCAAACAGTCCTTTCAATTTGTTCTGCATATTCACGGCCATCTTCAGCTCTTTGTCTGCAGCTTCCTTCAGCGGGTCGTAGATATACCGCAGCGCCACATCGCCCATCTTCTTCAGCTCTACCTCCGGCTTAATCAGTACCCTGTCCGCCTGGTCTATAAAGTTTGCAGCATCATCCTGCCATCTGTTTTTATTGGCACCGGTCGGGTCAGTGTTAGCGCGCTCCACCATACGCTGGCGCACTTGCCCTTCAATTTCTGCAACTGCTTCATCAACCGTAAGTACCCTGCCGTCCTTTGTCTTAATGGTAGCCAGCTTCATGTTATCCATACCGCGCTTATAGATGATATGCATAACCTGTGCCACCAAATCAACCTGCATATTGCTCAAATCCTTATGCCCTGCTTTACGTTTATTGCTGTTCATCGCCGCCTGCAGGAACCATTCAGGCAGATTGGTCTGCCCATCCGGCCCGAAGAACGGTGACTCCAGCATCAGGCCGCCTTCTTCCCTTGTAGCATCTGCTTTCATCAGCACTTCCATGATGCCCTCATAATGCGGCGGTACCGGTGCGTCGGCATCAGAAAAGCCAAAGACATACATAAGGTGATTATATGCATAGCGTTCATCTGCAGATATATTCTTTGCTTTACTGATAGTCTGCTGCTTGCGCTTCAGGCCATCTTCAATTTTCTTTATCTGCTTGGCATTGCGGACAGCTCTGTCAGCAAACATGTCATAGATCAGCTGGGCCTGTTTGTATTTGACGGCCTTATCCCAGTTGCCTTTGATAAGAGACTGCTCAGAGTTATACTGCGCCTGCGCTGATTTTCTGCGCCACATCTGATAGTTGTTGGCATCCTCAATAGGCATAACCTCCAGCTTCATCTCAACGAATTGCACATATTCCTTGTAATGGCGAAGCGCTGCATCACGCAGGCCACGCACATTAGCAAGCAGTTCACGTTTATCCTGCTTCAGTCCCTTTGTTTCTGCAGTAAGCTCTTCTATCTGCTTGCTCTGCCTGGTCATCTTGTCTACCGTCTTAATGACGCCTTTTTCTGCAGCATCATTCTTGCCGTCGGCCTCTATTTGGGTAGTCAGGTTACGCTGCTTTTTGGCAATGCGCTCAAACGCTTCCAGCTCCATCGCCGTGGCCAGCTTACGGTATTTGCTCTCCTGCACGACTTCTTCCGCGCGTTCGCGGAAATACTGAGCATCTATGCCACTGTTATCTATCCCCTCCTTAAACTCTTTCATATGAGCTTCTACCGCAGCATCCAAGCTGCCGCCATACTCTTTAAGCTGCTTAACGTAATCTTCCACGTTCATGCCCAATGTTTCGCAGATAACAGACGTGCTCATATCAGGGTTATTCTTGATATGCTCCTGAATAATAAATACCGGTTCTGCGGCCAGTTTCTCATGGTATTCCGCTTCTTCACGCTCAAACAGTTCCTTTTCCTGCTGCCGGTAATCTTCCTTGACATCCTTCAGTGCTATTTTGAGCACCTTTTCCTCAGCGTCAGCCTTGGCGCGCTCTACCATACGGCGATATACGTCCTTCGTGCTTCCTTCCAGATAATCCATGCCGCCGCTTTCGGCAAAATCATCTACGCCTTTTTTCCTCATAGCAATGTCGATTTCATCTTCACTGGCAATCATGCGGTCCATAACTGCTTTAACCTCTTTGGACGGAGCACCGCCAATCTGGCTGAATGCACGATAGATTTTAGTCAGCCACTGCTTGAAGCGCCGGAAGATACTGCGCGTTGCTTCTGTAGGTGCGTCACCGCTCTTCAGATAATTTTCAAAGCCACGGGCAAAGCGTTCCTGCATCCAGAGCCGCTGCATCTGTTTCAAGGTCATTTTCTTGCCTTCGATTTCAACGGAGCCTTTGGCAACTGCAGTTTTCATCTGCTCGTTGAGCTTTTTAAATTCACTCTCCATAGCAGTGCCTTTGTACTCTTTGACAAATTGCGTATCGTTCCATGCAGCCCACCGGTTAATCGTGGCCACGTCATCCAGCAGCTGCTTCGGAGCATTCGGTAATTCTGCCAGCGCCAGCATATCATGCAGATAGATATGAGCCATCTCATGCATAAATGTCGACTGGTCTGCAGCCTTAAACAGAGAAATAACCTTCTCGCCGGTAGTTTTAAAGGCAGTCTGGCCTTTGAGCTGCCATAAGCCGCGCTGATCAGAGTCCATGCTGTAGCTTCTGCCGCCAAATACAATGATAGGATTATCGATAGCGTTCAACACTTCGTTATCAATTCTTTCCTGGCTTGCGCCCATGGTATAGAGCCGTGCTTTCATTGATGCTACTCTGGCTTCCTGCTCTCCATGCAAACGGAAGTATTTTTCATAATCGCTAGAGCTTTCGTCTTCAGCTTGCCATTGCAAATCTGTCTGCAGCTCCTTGATTTCCTGCAGGCGCTTTACTTTTTCTTCGGGTATCTGTTCTTCCAGCTCTTTAACCTTATTTTTGATATCAGAAAAAGTAGCATCGGAAATTTCACCGGTGTCATGTTCAAAGTCAGCTATGTCATATTCGAGCATAGCCGTAACATATTCTTTACCTTTAGGATGTAGGCGCTCTATTTCTTCATCGTACTTCTGCATCTGGCGCTTCATCTGTTCATTGACTCTGGCCGGGCTGCCGCCGCCAGCAAAGCCTTCTGCATTCTGGATGATATGCTGGATTTCATGGATGAGAGTTTCAGCTAAATTCTTGTGAGCTGCTGCTACATCTCTGTCAGCCTTTTTGATTTCATTAAAACTAATATCCGCCCTGCCGACAAACTCTGCTGCTTCTCTTATCTTGCTCAATTCTTTTTGTCTGTCTAGTATGCCTTTATTAAACTGCCCATTGTTATTTTTGCTTTTAAGTTTTTCTATAACAGATTCTTTTTCTTGTATCAGCTCCTTCAAACTATTCACTGCGGCCTTTTTGTCAAACGTGTTATTTTTAATACCATGATTAAGTGCATACTCTATGAACTCGTCACCATGAGAAAAGAACTTGCCGGCCTTAGCCCCGTCCTTGCTTACTACGCGTTTATACTTTATGCCGTTTATGATTATCTCCTGCTTGATGCCGTCTCCTAGCAGATTGCTGTTTATTCCAATGTAGCCTTCACCAGCAGCTACTCCCAAGGTCTGCTCTTCCATAGCTTCAGACTGAACCATGACGTCAGCTAGCCACGGATAAGCTTCATACAGTTTAGGATTAGTATATATCTCTCCTAACGGTATAGCATATCCTTCTTCCGGAAATTTAGCAGCATCTATCTTATCCAAATTATCCGGTATCTCAAAACGCCATTTACCATCAGCGCCACGATGCCAGCCGGTCTTTTTGTAGATGGTTTCCATATCCGCATCTTTGGCCAGCATTTCTTTTGCTTCCTTCAGCTTCTCCATGTTGGCCGTCATAGCACGTTCGCCTGCAGATTGGTTGTAGCGCTCTATGATATCTACGGCTTTATCATCGAAGACGACAAAGCAGCGGCCATCTTTCATACCTTCGTAAGCTATGCCTTTAATTCCGTGCTCATTAAGCAGCTCAGACGCGCCACGCCAATTATAATCCTCTTCGCCCATAGCCTTCGCCAGAGCATCGTAAATCTTGTTGCCGGAAAACATGCCCCCCAAAGTACCGGAAATATCAGCTTTTGCCTGATTGATAACCTCCTCTTTTGCAGCAGCATCTTCTGCTTTAGCACGCTCTAATTCTTCTTCTAAAGCAGCAGCCTGACTTCTGAGCTTCTGTTGTTCCTGATTACGATACTCACCATCTGACTTTAGCTTTTCAATTTCTTCTTTGCTATATCCGTATCTTTCCAAGCTTCTTGCAAGCGTTCTATAGCCAAATGTATTTGAATTGCTCTCTAAAAGCTTACCAATGCCATCTGCTAATTTATTGAAGCCATCAATCTTAAACTGAACCTTGCCAGCATTATCAAAAGCTCTTAATTTAAAGTTCAGCAGATTTTCCCAGAACTTTATTGACTGCTCTTCATTCAAAGATTCGATAGTATTTTTCAAAAGCGCTTGTACATTTTTGTCCTGATTAATGAAAGTCTTTTGTTCGTCTAACAGCACATTGTTTTCTGGAACTTCCACTTTCAGCAAGCGTGAAGTATTTTTGTACTTCACGTCAGCTTTTTCAATAATGTTTATCGCTTCTTCTAGTTTAGCAATATAGCTTTCTGTATTAGCCGTTCTTTTGGTTCCGGCAATTCTTTCCTTTAAGCTTTTTATTGCACTTTCCTTATTCTTGCTTCCGCTCATTGCATCAAACGTATCCAAAACAAATTCTAACGGCTCATTGTCAATAAGCTTCTGTCCTGCTGCTGTTGTCCAATCTCCCTCCTCATCAATTTTGTACGTAACCCCATCTACAATTACTGCGCCAGCGTCAGCCCCCAGCACTTCCTTGTATGCCTCTGATATTTTTCTATCCTTAGCAAAGTACAGGCCCCAGCCATGTACCTGGTCACCAACGCCATCGCCGATTTTGCCAATATCAAACCTTTCAAAATCGTAAGGCGTGCCATGCCATGCTTTCTGGTCTAATTTCATAGAGCCAATAGCCATCTGATCTTCTATTCTTAGCTTACCTGTATTTTCATCTATATAAGGGTCACCATACAAATCTTTGACTTTAGCCAACATTTCTGTTATACTGAATGCGGAGGAATTGTTTGTTTCTCCACTAATCCCGTCATAGGTCAGGCCGCCTTTTGCCTGCGATGACGGGATTTTGTTTTCCCTTATTTCATACAATGTAACCTCATTCAGGCTTTGAAGTATATCGAGGCTATTGCCAATAGCGTTTATAACCAATACTCTCGGTCTTTTGTTTAAAATTACCGGCATTACAAATCTATAGGTGAAGCTGTCTTCAGTATCCTCTTTAAAATATTTTCCCTTGCTATGCTCAGTCGGAGCAATTTCAATCAGTATAGCTTTCCTCAACACTTCTTTAGGATTGCTAAGGGTTATATTTCTAGCACGTCTCCTTTTATTATCGCTTAATCTGTTTTGAGACCTTGCCAGAACTATATGACGTGAATAATAATCATCCTTAATTTTCGAAAAGTCAAATACTGCTCTAAGATCTTCCGTAGTTACCGGTTCGCTGGTGCTTAAAACATTTTTTATGTAATTTATGGTTTTGTCTATAGCGTCCGGGTGAATGCTATTATCACCAACAGAATCAATTAATTCATCTAAATTTATAGCCTCATATCGCTTCGATAAATCAATACCTACATTTACTGCCTGATTAAACTTCTGCTCAGCAGCTTCGCTTTCACTTCTGATAAGCCCAATACCACGCGCATAATCAAGCGCAGTATATTTCGTATGACCAACCTGTCTATGCAGCTCAGCCATACGGTCTGCCATTCGTGCGGCAAGGATAGCACTCATCTGTGCTGCCTGCCGCACTTCTTTGCTTTCAGCGCCTTCCAGCTTACCACGCAGCTTACGGTATACCTCAAAGCCTTCTTCGCTCAGGCCTTCAGTAATAGAGAGTTCGCCCGGATCTATTTTTTCCAGAGCAGGAGTCAATGCATCCAATCTGCGGATAGCTTCTTCCGTTGCTTCCATAGCTGCCTTGTTATTCTCATACCATTGGTTATCTTCCGGCGTGCGGTTTTCCCAGCCAAAAAGTCCATACTCGTTGTGACCGGTCCAAATCTCACGCGCCAGCTCACGCAGCTCCATCTTAGAGGGCTTATGCTTATTCTCTTTATAGTAGCGCTGATACCATGGGTCATTATTGCTTACCTTGATGCCACGGCCACGCATCTGATTATCATATTCGGGGATTTCTACTACAGCTACGCCGTTGCCCATACCCTTTTCCAGCTCTTCGATAATCTGATTAAGCGGCTCGTCAATCTTGGCCTGCAGTGATTTTCTGATTTCCTTTACGCCTTCCTTAGGATTATCCGGAAAGCGGCGCAATACTGCCTCTGCTATCTCACGGGTTTCCGGAGTATGGAAGTTATTATCAAGGTAGCTATTCAAAGCATCTTCACGCTGGCGGTTCTCATATGCCAATATGCGGTCCATCTCGCGGCGCATCCTGCCGGCATATTCTCTGTTGCGTGCCAGGCATTCGCTGATATCGCTGAATGTGATGTAGTCTTCCAGATGAGCACCGATTTCAGTCGGCAGCAGCTTAGATACATAATCAGCTGTACTGATTTTCAAGTCTGCCTTAGTATCGATAATGTCTTTAAGATACTGTTCGCCTATGCCTGCTGCCTTTGCTGCAGATTTCAAAAGCTCATAGCCGCCCTGCTGATTAAGGACGTACTCTGTATCTATGTTAATAGTTTCCAGCTCCGTGCCTTTAAGCTGATTATTCAGTACCTCGTTATATACTTCCGGAGCTTTTTTAAACAAAGCGTTATTTTTGATATCCTCGGCAAGACTTCTCAGCATAGATATACCGTTAGCATCACGCAGGTTAGCCTTCTGCTCTTCACTTTTCAGCTGCAGCGCCGCGGATGCACGACGCATAAAAGATACCGTGCTTGCTCCATGCGCACCAGCGCCAAAGCCGATAGACGCAGGCAGCGCCTGCCAGCTTGCCTCCAACCCGCCAACGATAACATCCTTTGCCGTATATGTAGGGATATCACCGCCCGGATTGTTTGCTGCAGCAATATCAGAAATAATTCTGTTGCTCATCTCCTGCACGCCTTCTTCCGCACTCTCGGAGATGGCCACTGTTCCGATGTTTTTGGTACTGTCACGCAGATATGCGGCAAGCAGGCTCTGCAGCTCCGTGCTGTCCTTGGCACTGCTGATGATTTCTTTGATGCTCTGCGCACCTGCACCGCCTTTGATGACGTTCAGGATTTTATCTGCGTTGCTGAATTCTATACCTGTTTCCAGCGCTGCCGCTACAGCAGCATAGCTGCGCGCCTGGTTATCTGTCAGCAGCTGCCTGCCCTGCTTATCCTTATAGCCTCTATAATCAAGGTAGTTGTTGCCGGCAATTTCGTCATACATATCCTGCGCCATACCGATACGGCTGCCGACGCTATAACCGATCTTGGCACCTGCTGCCGCGCCTGCAGCAGTACCGGCACCCAGCGTTGCACCGCCGCCGGCGATACCGCCGAGAAGCGCGCCGAAGCCAGCGCCGTATACGCCCATCTTCTGGCCATTAAGAGCATTACGCAGCATCATCTTGCCGCTCTGCACTGTGCCGCCGACAATAGCACTCATCGGGTCCTCAAAAAGTCCTGGCAGTTCCTTGGAATTTTTCTGTGCTTTTTCAATTTCTCCCAAACGTGCAATGTCAGCATCCGTCAGCTCTTTGCCGTTCATAGCAGCGTAGCCCATACGGCCGCGCTCACTCATCAGGTTATCAAGCTCCCAGCCGGTCTTAGCTGCTTCAATAATGCCCTGCGTCTGGCGCACGTTCTTCAAGTTATGCAGAGCAATAGCAGCGTCAGTATCACTCAGCTTGGCCAGCTCGCTCAGCTCAGGGTAGGCCTCAAACACTGCCTGAGGGTCCATAGCCTTCTGCTGATAATTATATACATTGCGTGCATTGGCCAGATTATCAGCGTTAGTCAGGATAGCATTCTCCGGAATGTTTGTGGCCGCGCTGATTTTCTTTGCTTCCAGCAACACATCGTCTTTGCTGTAATGATATTTTTTATACGTTCTGTCCCACAAAGAGCCTAGTCTGTCCTTTTCAAGATCTTCCGCACTCTTTTGTGTAGGATAGTATTTAGCAAGCTCCTGTTTAGTGCCATTGTTCCATGTTCCTGTTTCATCAATAAAGCCGGCACTGGTATCAACATCAGCGCCGGAGAAAAAATTCTTCACTCCGTCCCAGAAGCCTGTTTTGTTATTACCGTAAGAGCCGACCGGTTCCGTTTTCGCCTGCTCAACAGCAGGACGAAATTCACGCGGAATGTTCTGAGTTTCCTGCTGTTGGCCACCTTGCATATTACTGAAATTAAAAGTTCCCATAATGTTAGTCTCCCATCGTCTGCTTAAACGCTGCCTTGCTCATGCGCACCGGCTGAGCATTGCCATAAAACCATACATTGACGTACCCGTCATCTGCATTGCTGATATGATAGATATCATGGTTGCCAAGCTGCGCCATATTGTATGATATATCACTGTTCCAGAAGTGTTCGCCTTCTACCGTAACGCCGCCGACACCCTTAACCAGTCCCTGTTCCATGATATCCATCACCCAGTCTACTGTAGGCGTGCGGTTTTCTTTAGCTATGTATTCGTTTATTGCTCTTTTAGCGTACCGCTTCAATCCCGGACGCCACGCTTCCGGCACCTTATTTCTTCCGCCCATCTTACTGTAAAAGGCTTCCATAACGCTGTCCCAGTCAAATGATGCCTTGCCTTCGCCCCTAGCTGCAGCTTTCGCCGCCTGCTTATTCATATGCACGTATTTCATAATTGTTTCCGTGCTGCAGCCTGCATCAGACAACTTTTGGATCAGCTCATCCTGCGACAGTCCGCCCTTGTCTATGGCATCCTCTATTTCCATAGCCTCGCCTACAGTTAATTTGTGTACACCCGAAGATGTAAAGCTTTTGGCTACAGCATGCAAAGTTTTATAGGCGCTATAATCGTTGCCTGCTATCTGTTTGGCCATGTTTTCAAAATACGCCGGGTCGCGTATGCCATTATTGTAGGCAGCAAACATTTCATCAGAAGCTCTTTCCACCATAAGGTTAGTGCTTGTACGCTTCTGCTGCACCTGCTGCAGCGCGTACTGCATATAACCTTTTTTTAATTCTTCGCGCTCTGTAGCGTCCATAGCTCTGCCGCCGATATGGCTGTAGCCTACCGTATGATATCCGGCAGCATCCAGCGCCAGCTCACTCACTCCATGCTCACCGCTCTGGATAACCTTGCCGGTCTTGGCATTGTATATACCGACATGGGTAATGCCCTTATAGGCTTTAGTGTCAGAATGCACATCATCCGGGTTGTCGCTCGTAGCGTACTTACTGCCATCTACCTGCCAATAGACAATATCTCCGTCCCTTAATTGTTTACGGTCATTAAACGTCAGCCCTTTACGTTCTGCGTTAAGGTAGGTACCGTCAGCCAGGCTGCTGGTAATGTCATAATCACCGCCAGCCGTCTGAATATATTTTTTTACAAAGTTGGCGCATTGATTGCTGCCCCAAGCCTTGCCTTCCTCTCCCTGTGCAAATGCCAAACCTTTAGCGATATCTGCCGTACCGGTCTGCGTAGACAAGAGCGCCTGCACACCGCCGTTTATATCACTGCCATACTTAGCATAAATGCCGGCAAAGGTATTAAGCTGATTATTGCTTTTCTCCCTCGCGCTGATAATCTTATCGTATTGGATACGTTTCTGCGGGTCCATAAGATAACCGTAGGCCTGCAGTATCTCGCCGCCACGCGTCCATCCTTCGCTGCTGTCTGAATTGATAGCTGCCTGCGCTGCCGTCTCTGCTACCGCAGCCTTCCATTTGTTGCTTGCTTCATCAATCTTTTCCTGGCCATAGTTGGCATACCTTGCTGCAGTCATAAAATCGCCCCGGCGCATAACAGCGTCCAGATCATCATTGTTGTGCCAGTTTACAGCTACGTCCTTCAAAGCTAATTTGTATTGATTGTTAAGCTGCGTATCCTGATACTTCTCCATCTCGCCCATGGTATAACGTTCCATCTGGGCACGCTGGCCTGGCCAGTCACGCTCAATGGTATTGTAAAAAGCCTTGCTTCCCAGCACCCCGCGCAACGTAGACGGTCCTTTTTGCATAATGCCATTGATAATCTTCTTGCGCCCTTCCTCGTACTTGGTAAGGTTATCCCTGGCATTTTCTTCCTTGTTCTGCAGCAGCTCATTCTGCAGCCTGCTCATCTGCATATTGTAATCATTGTTGGCCTTCATCACGTCGGCAATGGCTATCTGCTCATAGAGCTTCCGCCCTCCCTCGACCATCGTATTGGTAAGATTTGCATTTGCCCTTGCCAGCGCCATCTGCCCGCCCATATCAGGATGCACACCGCTCGTCTGGCTTGCAGGCGTACCGAGCTTTGCCTGGTTCTCGTAAACATCAATTACTGCCATATTCTGCTCCTTTCCTATATACGCAAAAAGCACCCAAGGCTTAGCCTCAGATGCTTTCTACGTTGCTAATTTTTTAGAGTATGATGAAAATGGGAGAATGGCTTCCCTTCCGCACTATCATTTTAACACACATACTTTGCCGATTTGTAAAGTACAAAATGACATTTTTACCATTTTGCTTTTGCCCAGCCATCATTACTGTAGCTTGAGATGCCACCACCGGTATGAGCAGGCAGTCCTTTCATTTCTGTGTAGCCCGGTACACTGTAGTTTTGCAGGCCTACGCTTTTAGCGGCTGAGCTTTTCAATGCTCCCATGCTTTTGGCCGTATAAAGATTAGACGCTACGCTCAGCCCTGCCTGCAGCATGCTGTTCATCATAGCGCGCTTGCCTGCCTTGCGGTATGCCCTGGCGCTCGACGCATAGGCATCGCCCTGATTCAAATTGTCCGTACTCTGCTGGAAGATGTTATCTACCTGCTGACGCGCATTGTATCTCTCAAAGGCAAGCTCCTGCTCCTGGTTAAACTGGCTGTCTGCCATCGCCGCTAGTGCACTGCCGCTTGCCGTTATTCCGGCCGCGCCGATGTTTGCTCTCTGCTGCCCCTGCAGCTGCAGCAGTCTGCGGCGTTTGTTTTCCTCGTTGATTTCATTGTTCTGCGCCTGCTTCTCGGCCTGCTCCTGCAGCTTCTGCGCATTATTATAGGCGATATCAGCATTTGCCTGCGCCTGCGCCGCCTGTGCGTTGGCCTGCTGACGTGCTGCACGTCCCTGCAGATAACCGCCCAAGAGAGTTGCACCAATCATTACTCCTACGCCCATGCTATCCCTCCTTTAAAATTCTTTCGTCAAAATAAAATTCCCTGTGCGGCAGATTGTAGATTCCGCATTGTACCGGTTCCGATATCTCAGCGCCAAGCCATCTGAGCCAACGCAGGATTTCTGCGTTCCCAGCATCAACCTTATTGGACATAGGCCCATAGGCCGCCACAATCGCCCTCAGGAAGCGTTTGGTATATCGCCCTACTACTAGCCTATGCTTCAACGTTTCGTCGGTCATGAGCAGCCAGACGCATTTTACAGAGCATATTGCAGCAGGGCTTCTTACTCCATAGATAGCTGCAGGTACGCCGTCAACATAAAAGCAGCCAATCAGTTCGCTATATCTGACGCTTCTTTTTAAAACATCCAGCTCATGTCCGGCACCATACAGCGCCGTCAGCTCCTGCCTGTTGTCCTGCCGCAGATGTGCGGCCACGTATTCAATATCTCCATCCGACGGACGAGCAAAGGTATATTCCGCCATATTATCCTCCCGGCACAATCTCCGGCACAATGGCCAATACCGTCATCGGCAGCGGTGCATCCTGCTTAATGATAAGCTGCTGCGTTTCGTCCCAGCCTGCAGCAGGCAGGACGATTTTTTTCTTACCGGTGAAAAGTTTTGTAGGCTGTCCATATGCTTCAGTATCGCGCCATTTGATTTCATCCAGTTTTTCCTCACTCAGGCCATACAGTCCGCCACGCGTGTTTTTAAAGAGGACGGAAAGATTACCTATGCGCTTCTTGCGGCTAATGGAGCTGCCATCCTGCATTTGGAATTCTATCGGCAGTGTCTTTATGACTGCATCAATAGGCAGTCCTACATGCACAACACTGTAGCCATGCTTTTCGCTCAGCGTAACCTTACCACCTTCCACCTGCCGCTGCGGCAGTGCGTTTCCGTCAGCCAGTATGGCCACGGTTTCACCCTCCAGCCACGTCAGGCCTGTTACCTCTTTTATATCGCTGCCACGTACGGTTATGCCGTCGTCAACATAAATCTGTTCTTCCGGCACATCGTTATCGTTCCTCTTTTCCAGCATAACGTTCTCGTATTGGCCGTTACGTTCTATGACGGCGTAAAGCTCGTCACATTCTCCGCCAGGGATGCAGCAGACATTAACAAAGCGCGCATTCTTAATGCTGTGCTTATGCCATGCGTAGATATCCTGCTCCTTGATATAGGTCAGTCCCAAGAGCAAGCCATCATCACGGACAAACCATATGATGCTGTCCGGAGTCTGCTGGTAGGTCATAGCTACTACTTTATGGCCATCGAAAAGATGAGAGCATAGGAGATTGAGGTCATCGCCGGTGTATTTATCAGCCTCATAGCTGTATGCCAGGTCACGGATGATGTTGCCCTGCTGCTGTGCAAAAACAATTCTGCTGCCTACAGTTACCGGCAACACGTCAGATATGCCGCGGTATTCCTGCGCCTGGCTTAAAGTATTGCTAGGTGTCAGCGCTTTGCCCTGGCCACCGCTTACCTTATATTCACCGCCGCTTGTCAGCAGAATCAATTCTCCAAAGGCTACCATTGCTTTGATGCCGTTCATCTGGCCACCGTTAAGAGTTGCCGTTACCGCATCATCATCTACCACCGGTGTTGATGTTCCGAAATTATAATAATCTCCTACCTTACTGCTCCAGAACGTCTGCGGATATCTTGTACTGCCGGCAAATACCAGGCGGTCCTCAAAGAAGCCTGCTGCAGTCGGATAACCTTTGCTCCTGCTCCACGGAGAAAAAGCCCAGATCTGCGTAGCATCTGTACTGCCAATCGTGCGCAGCACCTTGCCTTTAACCTTTTTACCGCTGATGTACTCAGTGATTTTCACAATACCGCTATAATCATTGCCGAAGCTCTGCAAAGTTACGTAACCGGTCTGCATCTCGTTCTCGCCGCTCCAGATAGTAGTATCAAATTCCGTTGAGGTTACCATGTACCTGACAATGTATTCCTCTTCGTTCTTTTCGGTAAAGTTGTAGTTCTGGCTGTGATTGCCGTCCTGCGTTCTTACAAGCTCCCACATAGAGCTGTTCTCGTTATATTTTTCCAGCGAGAAGTTTCCCTTCCAGAAGCCGAAGCTCTCTACATAGACGCTAGAGCCCGGCAGGCAGCTTACCAATAGAGCATCTGTTGCATCAGGCACACCTTTTTTGTATTCGCTTTTTTTATAATGAGTCAGCTCAATAAGGCTGCCAATGTTGTCTTTCTCAAAGATATCCTTATCTGCTGTTAATGTAACTTCGCCTTCGGTTGCACTGGCAGTTATCTTCGCCGCCTTGCTGCCATAACGAAAGCGGATATTGCAATACCCATCACCGCCGCTTTTGCCGTTGATGTTGGCAGCATCTGTTCCCTTTATGCCACCGGCAGCACCACCGCTGTAGCTCGCTCCTTTGCTGCCTGGTGTAATTCTTGAACGGTAAGAAACGCTACCACCTGTTCCTCCTTCTCCGCCTTTAACAGTTCTGCCAAACGCAATAGTATTGCCACCGGCCCCGCCATTCTCTCCTTTGACGCTCTGGTATTTTCCAAGCGATTCCTTCTGTTTACCGTTTCCGCCTGTGCCGCCAGCTCCAACCTCAAGCTTGTGCTTTTGCCCAGGCTGAACATTAGTCGAAAAGCGAATGTATTCACCTGTGCCGCCATCACCTCCGGGAGCCGTATATGTTCCTGCGATAGCAGCGCCGCCACCACCGCCGCCAGCACCAGCCAATTCCACCGAAATATTGGTTACGGTATCAGGAAGCGTCAGCTCGTAGGTTCCAGGACCATAACGGTATAATTGCGTTACCTGCTCATCCTCCGTTGCAGTACTGCCATTGCTGTCCTCAAACGGACCGCCTGTTATAGGCATCTGTTCCCAGCGCCAGTCATATGTACTGTAGCGCGTAAGCGTCATAGGGTAATGATCAGGATGCACGATAAAAAGCACGTCAGCACTCTGCGTATATTTTATTTTGCAGATACCCTGCAGGTCGGCTGGATTAAGATTGTTGCTTATTGTATAAGGCTCTCCGTTATCCTCTACTATGTATTGGCCGTTGTACAGAAAACGGCAATGCCCTGCAGTGACTTCTATGATATAGGTTTCATTGGCGTTATACAGAAAGGGGATATAGAAGGCACGCTTACCTCCATAGGTTACGCCAATATGCCGAAAGCCGTTGCGGTTACGCACGCCACCATAACGCTGCACCGTAAAGTTTTTCAACGTGGCAGCGCCGCTATCATATTTGTTGATATCGACGCGGCCGTACATGCTGTCCGACAATTCACCGCCGGCAAAGCTGGGCTTCAGTTGATACAGTCCCATTGTCAGCCCTCCCATCTGGCGTTGGCCAGTCTATCCTGTACAGCTTCTTCCTGATTGTCTTCTGCAGCATCCTCGCCAGCTGCTTCCGTAAAGTAAGCATTGTATGCCTGGATAGCATTCGTCGCAAGGTTCATATTACCGGTCAAAGCGAACGCCATCTCCGCCGCCAGCTTCCAGCTGAAGGCTTCAATGAATTGGCTGTCGAAGGTTTCACTGTCCTTTACATCTGCAGTATATTCCACGTAGGCGTTAGAGATATTACTGTATATCTTGCGTCCGCCATTACCGTTCATAATGCGGAAGTAATTATCTTTAGGCAGGCCAACAAAGCTGTCATTGTACATAAGGCGTATGGCCAGCGCATCAGAAGGATATTGATAGACGTATTTATAATCAGGTGCCGTTTCATTAAGCAGCGCCAGCTGCACACGTTTCGTTGCGAACGTCCAAGGAAAGCGGCGCAATACATTCTGACGGGTAAAATTGAAATAACGTGTACAGATTCTTGCAGGCTGGCTTGCCTCATCCATGCGGTTGATTTCGTCTACGCCGATACGGCCAAGCGCAAGGTTGCAGATTTCAATGTTGTTCATGGGTTCCTCCTAAAAAACAAAAGGCCGGAATAAGCTCCGGCCCGATGTTATTCTCCGCGCAGAGCGGAAATCAGTTCTTGTTTTTTTGCATTCTTCGGCGGCTCCAGGCCGTTTGCACGTGCCAGCTTCTGCAGTTGGCCGACATTCATATCTTCCAAGGAAGACGGCATGATATCCGGGTTTTCCATGCTGCCAGACGTTTCGTCCGAAGGTTCTTCATCCGAAAGCACTTCGTTGGAAGGCGTTTCGTCCGAAGGTTCTTCATCCGAAGGCACTTCGTTGGAAGGCGTTTCGTTCGTAGGTTCTTCATCCGAAGGCACTTCGTTGGAAGGCGTTTCGTTCGTAGGTTCTTCATCCGAAAGCTCGTCAGCATTTTTATTCAGGGCCAGTCTTTCAGCTGGATTATAAAGTGGTTTAAAATGCTCTGGCACATTCTCACCCAGCTCCACCACTTCGCCCTTTTCCCAAAGTCTGCGCTGCCAATAGCAGGTGCGGATTACTTTGTATCTCATACCGGCACCTGGATATCCGGGGACAGATATGCCCAAATCTTGCCGCCTGCCGGAGCGGTAGTATCACTGGTGATTTTTACGCGGACGTAGCGGCCCTGCGGTTGGATAGATGCGAAGAATTGTGCCAGCTGGCAGGCATGCTTCTGCTGCTCGGCAGTTTTACCGATAGTCACCACCATCTCAGTGACAGGAGATGAGAAACCTTTATCTGCACTGGTCTGCAGCTCTACGCTCTTGACGCGGCCTGCAGTTACGCCCTTGGTCAATTTAACATCAACATAGAGTGGTCTCAAGCTTTTGTTGCGGCCGATATCAAGCACATTGCTGGTAACAGTCGCTGCGGTATCGACATTCTCACAAAGAATAAGCTTTGCATCAATCATTACAGCCATGTTTTTACCTCCTTATTCTACCGGCACTTTAGATTCAGTGCTCAGGATAGCATCGTTGCGCAGGATGGGAGAGCCCCAGAAATGCTGGATACGCTTACCGCCAAAATCTTCCAGAGAAAGGTTAACATTGTTTTTCTTCTGTGCAATGATGTTGATCATAGTCTGCACCTTGCGGTTGCAGAGGATAACAGTACGTCCGTGGTCGGGATTTTCGATGCAGTCATATACTTCAATCAGTTTGTCGATGAAGTCAGTGCTGCTGGTATTGGTAGTATCAATGTTGGCCAGACGTGCTACATAGCGCGGGTCACGTACGCAGAGGCCTACGTCCCAGTTGTACTGAGATTCATATCCCCAGTATTCAAGGTTGTTCTCATCTCTCACTTTAACACGTCCGTTGTCACGATAGCTGTAACCGCCAGGAACGCCTTCCGGAGTGATACCGTAAACAGTATCAGGTGCAAAGGTCACTACCCAAAGAGAGGTCAGATTATTACCGGTACCGCCCGCATCAACAATCTGATTAGCGTAGATTTCATCCTGCCCAGCCTTGTCATAGTAGAAAGCGCCAAGACCGGTAAAGCCTGCAGGATTGATTTGTTCATCACCATAGAAGAAGGTAGTAGACATCTTCTGGCTCATAGCTTCCTGGTGTGCATAGTTTTCGTTGAGTCGATATGTATTGCTGTTCTTGTTGAGCTTCATCAGTCGCTCGTCAATCTGTGCAATGGCCTCAACACCGCCGGTAGTAAAGCTTGCCTGGCCAGTGCTGGATTTAGTAGGCGCTACGCCACGGTTAATAATACGCCATGCAACATCCGGCAGACTGGTTCTGATAAGCGCTTTTTCAACGCTGCCGCTGTTGCAGGTTCTCATTGGGAATACTTCCCAGAGACGGTTGGTTTTAGCCTGCAGCTCTACGACCTGCGCCGCTGCTTCATTACCTGCAGAGCGATACTGCTGTGCAATATCATACATAGTTGCCAGGCCGGTGTTATTATAAAGTCCGGTTTGTGCCATTTAATTCACTCCTTTAGTATTTGCTGTTAGGGAAGAGGATATCTTCTGCCCGCGGGGTTCCCTTGCCGCCGCCGACATGAGTATCTGCCGGCTTATCTTCACTGATAAGCTGGCCGATAGTTACAAAGAGCTTGCAGACTGCAGGATGATTAATAGCACCAGTATCAATCAGCACCTGCATCGCCTCACTGCCGCCAAATGTATTTACAGCAGTTCTGGCAAAGCCAAGGTTTTCCTGACTGGTCAGCCCCAGCTTCTGACATTCAGCGATATTTTTTTCAACGGCATCTTCTGCAGCATGCATATAGCCGTTGATAATCTCGCTGTGCATTTTCAGCAGGCTGTCAGCCTGTGCCTGCGAAAGCTTTGCATCCTTAGCTATGGCGGTAAATGCTGTTTTCTGTTCATCGGTGATTGTAAGGCCTTCGCCCAGGTTAAACTCATAGTTTTCCGGCACTTCGCCAGTACCGCCGCCATCACCAGCAGGATTGCCGCTGCTGTCACCAGAAGCGTTGCCACTACCATCAGGGTTATCAAAGACGCTTTTACTGCCGCCTGCAGCACCGCCATCACCGCCAACGCTTCCATCGCCACCAGCTCCGCCTTCACCGCCGCCAGCATCGCCGCCGTCAGGAGCCAGAAAGAACAACCATTTCTTTCGCATCAAACATTACCTCCTTCAAATTGGTCATAGAATTCATCTTTGTGTTTTTCTTTGGGACGGTCCCGTGCTTCCTGCCGCATCAGCAGCTCCAGCTGCAGGCCTTCTTCAGTATCATCTCTCAACATACGGAGCAGTTCTTCACCGACGCTGCGCCGGCCTATCTCATACCCCATAACGCTTTGCCGCCCGACAACATAGTTAGGAACATGCACTTCCATGGTGTCAAGCAGCTCATAAATAAATTCCCTGCCCGTCTGCGTCTGCATGACGTTTACGAGCAGTTCAGCAAATCTTTGCTTTTCCATCAGCTCATCCCCATTTTGCTCAGCATATCATCCAGAGCATTATCCGTATTGGACGGCACCTCACTCAAAAGCCTTGCAGCTTCCGCACCGGTCTTGGCCGCCTCAGCGCCCTGTGCCATCTGCGCCTGCTGCATCTGTGCTTCCTGTGCCTGTTGGCGTTGCTCTCTGAGCTGCTGTACCTCATCTTCGCTGCGCATGATTTTCTCAGGCGTACCACTGATAACGCCAACCTCACGGATTACGTTGTCGATGTTGATAATGTCGGCAGCTTCAGGATAGATACCTGCTACGTTACCTACCATACCAAGTACATTCTGTACACTCGGCAGACTTACCATCTTCTGCGCCTGCGCCAAGAGGCTCACGAAATTAACCTTCAGCTCGTCTGCAGTAATCTCTTCCGGCATAGGCGGGAAAAGCTCGTTGCGCATACAGAGTCCAAACGTACGCAAGGTCAGCGGGTCCAGAACCTCATTATGGAACTGCTCCAGCACCGGCCCCAGCATAAGGATTTTCTCCTCGTGACGTTCCGCGACTTCCTTGGCGGTCATCTGCGGATTGTTCTGCGCCTGCGTCAGCATTACCATAAGGTCATTATAGAACGTAGCGCTTATCTGCTGACGTTTATCGTTGCTCAAGGCTATCATGCCTTCGTAGCGCTTTGCTCCCGGCGGTATCATCGGATAAGCATTCATCTGCGTACCATCGGGAATAAAGTTGTTTGCTCCCGGCTGGCGGTTGACTTTCTTCAGGCTTGCCGGAAACATCATAGCCGGGTCAGCCTCGTTATCCATGCAGCGGAGCTTTGCTTTCTCGATACGCTGCAGCTGCATACAGTTACCCAAGGCGTTATGGCCAGGACCATAACCATATTCGCAGTTGGCCACCTTAGTCCAACGCGGCATAATAAACGGCTGCTCCTTGTAACCGCTGATACGCAGGAACTGCTGCTGATTGCCACGCTCCCAGTAAAAGCTCTGCCAGGGGAAGTTACCGGGCTTTAATTGGTCAGGCTTATACTCATTGTTTTTGACGATGAGCATTTCAACCTCAAAGCGTTGTGTATGGTCATTGTTGTTGTACGCAGTCTTTACGGCCACGCTCACGTTATCAATGCCAAATTCCGCTACCATCTGCGGAGCGGTCAATTCAAAACGCCTGCCAAAGGAATAAAGCCTGCCTCTTGCATCCACACCGCCTGCATATTCGCCGCAGGTGTAACTGCGGTGCCAGAGAGCAGTATCATAGTCCTGCATCATCAGCGCCGCTGCCGTGCCAAACTGACACAGCTCAGCCTCGATATCATACAGCATAGCGTAGGTGTTGCCACGTGCATATACGGCCATCATGACGTCACGCACATCATCCAGCCATTGACGTACCGGATGATATTCGGCTTTTTCCTGGTCGGCCAAAGACAGCTCAAACCACGGACGGCTCGGGGACGTCAATCCGCTTTGCAGGCCTGCAGCGCACTTGCCTGCAGCGTCCATCGGATAAGGGTCGATAAGATAGCGGTCGCGCCGCTCTCCGTCAATGCTGCCGCCACGCTCATGGAAGCGTCCTCGATACGGAACGATATACCGTGACAGAAGTTGCCACGTCGGTTCAAACGACGTGCGCCGCTGGTACATCTGCTCCAGAACGAAGTGCTTATCCTTCAGCAGCTTTGTGTCACGATAGATTTCTTCAAACATTGCTATTCACCCAGCAATGCTTTCTTGATTGTATCTACCATGCTGCCGCCGGTCTTGTTGGTAAAGTTACGGCCTCTTGCCTTGCCAAGTTTTTCACGCAGCGATTCACGCTGTCCTTCGGTTGCGCTGTCAATAGTTGCGGCGCTCTGGCTTCCGGGTGCGTTCTGCTTAATCTGCGTTCCGCCACCACCACCGCCGCCGCCATGCAGCTGTATAATGATTTCTTCCATGGTCTCACCTCCTACCACATTCCATGAAACGGATCATATTCTTCCTGCGCGCCATTGTCGACGCTCCAGGCGTATTCATGTTCCTGTTTTCTGCTCAGCACCGGAAAAGCAAAGGTAAGCGCCAATGCATCCGCCCTGTTAGGAGATGGAAGCCCACGCTTTTTCATACTCTCCTTGCTCTCTAGCTGCACTCTGCCATCGTCACGCGGAGCAAGCTCCGGTCCTACGAGGTCATCAGCCAGCACGTTGTCGTCAGGTGATATTGCTCCACCCTCCATAAGCCAGCGCCGCATATCCTGCCACATCGCAGCGCGCTTGTTTACACAGTTAGGCGGTATGCCTTTTGTGCCGCCGAACGATACCAACGTCCAATTTCTTCCCCAAGCATCGCCTGCACTCTTGATGCCGGTACCATAGCCAAGGTCAATAAAGACTGCATCAGCGTGGTATTCATCCTCCAGCGCCGCAATCTTACCCGCAAGCTGCAGGTCGTTATCGTTTTTAGGATACTCAAAGAGCAGCTTACTGTAATTGCCTTGCCTGAGGTATGCGCAGATTTTATCTGCACCGGTCCACGCAGGGTCTACGCCAATAATAACCGGAGCAAAATTATACTGATACGGCTTGAGCACTCTTTGCCGTGCTTCATCCACGACGGCCTGCGAGATATACTGCTTGTCACTGGCAGACGGGAACTCGCCACGCACGCGGACCTTGAAAAAGTCGCTGTCCTCGCCATAAATTTCACGCCACGCTTCAATCTGCTTTTTATCAGAAAAGCTTACGCTGCGGCTATCTACTCTGCGAGTATGCCAATAATTTCTGTGCTTGTGAAAGCAATCATAAAAGCGGCCGCTGGAACGTGTCGGGTTACCAAAGCAGCACCAGATGATTTCCGTATCCGCGTCAGTCAGGGCACCTTCCGTAACTTCCCAGATGGTGTCATGTATCGCTGATGCTTCGTCAAAGATAATCAAAATTCTGTTGCCCTGATTATGCAAGCCAGCAAACGCTTCAGAATTTGTTTCACTCCACGGAATTGCATCTATACGCCAAGTCTTTTCGTTACCGTCAATGTTGCAGAAAATGCTTGTCGCAGTGTAGTCAAACAACGGTTTAGCTATCCACATGTTGTACCATTTGTTAAGCTCTGCCCATGTTTTAGTGCGAAGCTGCGCTTCCGTGTTAGCGGTAACAACGCCGCGCGTATCCGAGCAGGTACCCAACGCCCAAAGAATGAGCCAGCTCACCAGCGCCGACTTACCAATGCCGTGGCCACTGGCTACTGCTTCACGGATGGCAACATCAGCAGTTTTTACTTCGTCCTTGATTTCACGTAGTATGTCAAGCTGCCACTTCTCAGGACCTGTTTTATTCTCCAGCGGAGTATCAGGTTCACCCCAAGGGAAAGAAAGCTTTACGAAAAGCTCCGGATCATGCTGGCACTCAGCAAGATAGCCTACTAAAGCATCGTAGTCTTCCTGGCTAATTTGAGGTTTCATGGTCCATTACTCCTTCTTTCGCCTTTTCAGCAACACATTAACGTTGCCGCTAATCTTAACTTCAGTCTTGATGACATACACGCCATCCATTTTGTTCAGAACATCAATCGCCCTGATTCTGGCCTGCACATCAGCAGCGTCATCTTCGGCAATTTTACTGAGCACCAGAGCGCGTTTATCCAGCCCGATAATCTGCTTTCTGATAGCGTCATCTGCCAGCTCTTTTATGCGCTTCAGAATGTTAACATTTCTTAACAGCCTTGTAGCCTGCTGCGCGGCGGTCCTCTCACTGTACCCGGCAGCTATGGCTGCAGCAGTGCCGTTACCCTCATGCTTGCGGTATTCCAGGCAGAATTTCTCCTGCGCCGGACTGAGTGTTTCCGACGTGGTTTTTTTACCCGCTTTCAGGGTAGATTTTTTACCGGAATTTTTAGGTAGATTGTATAATCAACTTGAACAAAAAATAAAATAAAAAATCCACAGTGGACATCCTATGTTAGAATTAGTTTGCTAGTATAATTCAAAGGAGCCTACTATGGATCAAACTAATTCTATC